TTATACATTTTTCCAATCCTTTGATATTTCGTTCCATAGTTCACTTAACTCATACCACTTTTTACCTGGCGTGAATGGTCTTTCAGGTACGATACATCTGTTATAATCAAAAGGTTGTGTTAATGTTAATGTTATTGTCCATCCACCAAGAATGTCTTCAAATCTCTCAAGGAAAGGTTCAACAATTGGACTCCATTCTGCTTGATATTGACTTAGATAAAACTTTGTGAATATATCTTTTACAATCTCCAAGGTATCGTTCATAACATCTCTTTGATTGGGATAATCTGAATTAATTCTATCTGCAATAATTATCTGTAGGTTATATAATAATTCATTCTGAGATAAAACTGTGTCGTTTGGTACTACATACATTCTTGTATATAGTGGTGATTGTTTTGTTATTGGGTTATCTGTAAACTCATCAACATCACCAAAATTGTATGACTTGATTTGTGGATGATTGTCTGCTAGATTCTGTAAATCTCCCAATAATTGTTTGAAGTTTACATATTGTACTTGTGTTGGTGAAGGTAGAGTTGCACCGGATAAGAACGGAAGAACACACTGGTTGTAATCAAATGGTTGTTCAATCGTCAAATTCATCGTCCATCCACCCAAGATTGTCTCAAATCTTTCCAAGAATGGTGTAACATTTGGGTCCCAAAGTGGTGTATAATCCACAGAAAACCCTCCCCATTCTGATGTATATGATTGGTATAGTATGGTAAATACATCCTTACAAATTTCCAAGGTATCACTCATCACATCTTCCTGATTGGACCTATCCTCATTAATTCTGTCCATTAATATAATAGAAAAATTATATAGGATTCTATTCTGTGCAAGTGTTACTGCACCAGGAACTACATACATTTTTGTATATACAGGTTCCTGTTTGGTCTCAATATCCATAGTAACCTGTGTCAAATCACCATAACCAAACGATTTTATTTGGTTGTGATAGTACGCGATACCACTTAGGTCTTGAATAATTTGTTTATAATTAATCATATATTACTAAATATAAATATTGTAGGTTTTAAATCTGTTTAGTTTGTTTTTTTTGTAATTTAACTTGTTCTCGGTCGTAATCTAATAAATATGACAACTGATTGAGAACTTCAATTAACTTTTTTTGGTAGACAAGTTCGTGTTTTGTAAAATCGTTTCCAGTAACTTTGTTGACGATAACGAACCATCCATAGGTCTTTTGAAAATTGCTGCGAATATCCATTTCCTCATCACCCACATCAGTTTGATTTTCATCCATATCGAGAGTGTCGGGATCGAAGACAGATGGGAATAATTTAAATATCTGTTTGCGAAGTTGATAAAAAAAAATTGCGCACCTAATATGTACTTAACATCTAATTTCTTTTTGAACAGTTCGGACCGTTCCTTCATCGTTTCCACATTATATTTTTCTATTCTATAATCGTGTTCAGACTTTTCTTCTACGATTGGTCTATACATTACGGCCGCAAGGATGTGTAACATACTAAGTAACTCATCAGGTTTTTTCGTTGAGATGGTATCCATATCTACAAACTCCGCAAATGATAACTCCTTCCAATTAGGAAAGAAACCATAATGAACACCATCCAATTCAAACCTATCTATGAACTTAGGTTTCTCAAGTGGTATTTGTGACATAATATAACCGGCCAAGTATTGTACTTCCTCATAGTCTGCTTCCAATAGTTCTTCTAATGGTGCGTCTGTGATGATGTTAATAATCTTTGCCGCAAAGTAATCATCACTGAATAAATCTTTTACTTTATAGATTTTAGAATAGTTCTCAATAGATATAAACTCTGGTATTTTATATTCTATATCGTTTAATTTAAATTTTATCATAACATCGCAATACTGTATCTACCAGTAGTTTTTTGGGTTTTTATTTCCGGTAACATTCTCATCATCAAACAATCTGAAAGGTCAGGTGATTTACCTAATACCTTTTTCATTTCATCTTTTGATTGAACTGATACCTTATTGTCTTTATCTATATCTTTTAATTTAACTGCAAGAAGTTCTTGTGTCAAGTCTTCCACAATTGATGGTTCCAATATGTTTAAACTTATTTTACCTTCCTTAAATAGTTCAGATAGTTTCACATAACACTGTGATTTAAGATTAGAGAAGTTCTGTTCGTGTAATGGTCTTGAATTATTTACAAAGTTTGTTCCCTTAATTTGATCGGCCACTCCTCCACCCACACCATCACTATCCACTATGATATTCTGTGGGTGGATTCCGTGTGACCTTATTAGGTCTCGTATTTCAGACGATAATTCTGTGGTTGATAGTTTGGTATAGATGTGACAAGATATGACCACCAGTCCCACCCAAATCATTACCACAGACCTATCATCACCAAACCTTGCTACATCGACTGTCATATATTTCTTGTCATTATTATCAGGTATATATTTATATATACAATTTGATATTTCATCAAACTTGAATAGACTATCTGATTCATCCAAGTAATCCCAATCACCTTCCAATAATCTTCTTCTCTGTTGTGGAGGAAGTTCTTTTAACATCTCAATATAAGATGGTGGTAAGTGTGGGTTGTCTAATGGTAAACTTGGAATAAAAACTTTATTATTTTCTAATTTGTTTTGTACATATGGAATATAAAAATCCTTTTTAATCCAATTATTTGATGGATTTAGTGTTAATAATACTTTTGGTATTAGACCATACTCATTTAGTTTATATCTGATACGGGATTTGATAATACTAAACGCGAGACTTGATATTTGACTGGCCTCATCTACAAAGGCACCTGTTATCTCCAACGAACCTAATGAATCATAGTTAGGATCTGATGGGTTGTATTGTAAATCTTTGAATATAATTTCTGACTTGTTATAAAATGTTAATACATTACTTTGACCATTATAGGTAAAGTGTTGACCAGATTTTAGACCCATAAAGTTCAATAGGTCAAATAGTGTATTGAGTGTTGTTAATCTTAATTGAGTTAATACTGTACGACCAATTAGGTATCTTGTGTTTCCATATTGAAGACACATCGTTACAATCCATAAACATCCCAACCAAGACTTTCCTCCACCGGCTGACCCACCAAATAAAATAATATTGGTTCTATCATCTGTGAGATATTTCCACGCTTCACTTTGCCTCTTTGTTGGATTTATATCAATTGTGGACATATAATACTCCGGATACTTTTTTAACTTTTGCGCGTTCAAACTTCTTTTTAAATTCTTCAATAAATAACCAATCCGCGTGTTCAAACTCTGTTTTTAATTTTATTTTTTGTGCCATATTGGTCTTACATATAAAGTTTCCAATATCAATCAAACCATAATGTAGTTCTGATTTAATTGGAATGTATTGTCTGTCGGTCCAATTATGAACCATATCACAATAAACAAAGTGATGGTTCTTTCCTTCTTCCAACATCCTATCAACAAAATGTGGTACATAGTAATTGTCTTCTCCACTCATACATACCCAAGTCTCTGTTGCGTTATCCAATCCATATTGTCTTGGTGTATGTCCCCAATCTTGGTATCTCTGTGCAAGAACTGTTAATCTAAATCTTGGGTCGTTAAAGAAAGTAATAATCTTTTTTATTTCCTCTTGAGTTTGTTCAGGTGGAAAGTCTGCAACTATGTGTGCCGTCCAATTGGGATTTGACTGAGATTGTAGAGAACCAAGTAGAGTTACCAAATGTGATATTCTACTATAAGTTGGAATTATAAATTCAATTTTGTCCATACATAAAATTGTAAGCGTGTAAATCCTCCACATCATTATGGTTATATGGATGATAGTTTATTTCGTATGTGTTCGTATATACCGGTGAATCCGCCCTACCTCTTTCACATTTCTTGATATATTCACCTTTTGTTTTACAATAGTAGTGATTGATTTGTGCAATTGAGTCATCAGTTTGTTTATTGAATGGACCATTAAATACTATACCATTTGGTGATGATACTCTCCCATTATAAGGATTATGAACATCCATCATACATCCTGAACTACAATTGAGTATTGTCTTTATGTGTTCATTCATTTGAGATTGTCTCATCGTAAATCGTTTTATCTGTGAGTACTCACCATCAACAATCTCTGTGTGTCCATTATTCCCAAACAGGTACCAATTGATTCCGATACCTGCGTGATTAACATAACCTGACACAAACTCTTGAACTGTGTTATGTTTCTTTAATAGAAGAAACTCATCCACATCAAAGAATGCTGCAAAATCAAAGTGTTGTCTGTTTGTTTCTAACCAGTTTGTATATGCGTTTCTCTGTTGATTAATACCATCAAATTCTATTTTGGTAACTTGTGGGTCATTAATATCAGTTCTCCAATCATTCATATATATGAATATATTATCAAACCCTAACTTGAGATGATAATCTACCCATTCCTGAATATAAGGGTCTTCATTCTTTGCAATACAAACTAATGCTACTCTCATATATATTTTATCCAAGAATTATCTTTGAACACCTTATCAGGTTTTCCAAACATCTCATCTACGGCCTTGGTTACACCTAATAAATGTTCGGCTTGTGTACCGTAATCGTGACCACCAATTACACCACCTTCCTTAACCAGTGGTAGATAGTTCTTAATATCTTCTTTAACACCATCGTATGTGTGTAGTCCATCAATATAAACAAAATCATATTTGTCTTTTAATAGATTAACCGCATCATCACTTTTCATTTTGTAAATTGAGATTTTCTCCTTTTGTTCCTCAATTGTATTTTTAAACTCTTGAAACGCATCCTCAAAGTTAAAATTACTTGTTGGGTCTTTAGGATCGTAGTTCGGTAAGAACGGGTCAATCGCAATAACTTGTTTAAAATGTTCTGCAAACATTATGGTTGATTCTCCGATAAAAGAACCAATCTCAATCATAGTCTTATCGGATACATCTCCTAACTCTTTAATTAAATCTTGTAGACCTTCAGTTTGTCTCAGGTCCCTCATTATTACTTTTCTCATCTGTATTTGAGTTTTTAATTTCTACATTCATTCCACCGGCCCACTCTGTTATTTCAATTGCGTGGAGTTGTTCAGGTGTCTGTGGTACCACCGGTTCTTCTTCTTGTTTATTTTTTTTACAGTTACACATACCTAAAAACGAAATTTTACTGGCGTTTATATTAAAAAAAATTTTAATCTTTATTCAACACTATGTTGATTGCAATAGGTTCCCCTTTGCTCGTTAAATCTACCTTCTGTGGTGATTCAATTCCATATAGTTTATTTAAGTCTGATAATACTTCCCTTTCAATTCTTCTGTTTCCACTCTCTCTCGCTCTTTCCAATAGGTCATAATATCTTGTTAGTTGTGATTCCAATATCTCATCCCTCTCGTCCTTGTATCTCTCTTTTAAGGTCTCTTTTACCTTTGACCATACATTCTCCGCTTGTCTTTGGGATATACCCATATCTTTGGAATAAACCTCCTTAAATTCAACATATGAAAGTCTTTTATATACAATCATCTCAAACGCAATTTTGAGTTGTTCTTCTTGAGTGACCGTATTTGTTTTTCTTCCTCTCATTAGATTGTTATTTTTAGTTTATATAAAATATAATTTCTTAGTTTATGATATTGTGTATTTTTACAACTGATACATTTGTCAAATATAAATTCCTCGTTGAACAGTTGTTTATACACATCATTTATAAATACTTTTGCTTCTTCCCTTATTCCTTCTCTCCTTACTACTTCGTAATACGCTTTGACAATATCTTCCTCGTCAAATACGATTAATGGTTCTTCTACTAATACTTCTTCTATTGGTGGTAATTCTACTTGTTTCTCCTTGCAAGTTTTACACTTCTTTGATTTACCCTTTGTT